TTAGGGAATGCACGTCTAGCAAGAATACTAACTAACGATGATTATGACGACGAAAAAATGGAGCCAATCCTATGGACACCTTCACCTGACTACATCATAAATGACTGACACCACCAACAACACTGGACCTACCTACTACAAACGTGGGTCCATACAAGTTTGGGATTTCATAAGAGATCAAGAACTTAACTTCCACTTAGGAAACGCAATCAAGTACATCTGCAGGGCAGACCATAAATATGACGATATCGAAGATCTCTCCAAAGCAATCCACTACCTCTCCAATGAAATCGAATCTAGAACAAGCAAGAGAGTTCAGGAACTCGTTCGACGTGAAAAACTCCAAGACGCTCAAGTCGAGGAATATGCAAAAGAATTTGATCGTTGAGGAATTTAAGGAATTTCTAGAGGCAGAGGGGATGCTGTTTAGAAACAGTCAATCTCTGCATGAGGATGCTATTAAAGAACTCAGTGATCTTGTATATGTCTGCTACCAATACGCAGCAAATATGGGATGGGATTTAGACGAAGCTCTACGTCGAGTCCATAAAAGCAATATGTCAAAACTAGATGAGGATGGAAAGCCTACATATAGAGCTGACGGAAAAGTATTAAAGAGTGCAAATTATCAACCACCTACATTAAGTGATCTAGTCTAATGACAAATTTAATATCTAGAACTGGAAGAGTTCAGAACTGGATAGATGATCCAGAATCACGTCTACCCGTATCGTGTACTGTCTTCGTTGTAGAAGACTCAATTGAGGGGAACAATGGAATCGAAGCATCATGGAGATTCGTCAGCCACGCTCTCAGATATGGAGCGGGAGTTGCTGTCCATTTATCAAAGCTCAGACCCAAAGGAGACCAAAACGGCAAAGGTCTTACAGCTTCTGGGCCAGTATCCTTTGGAAAAATCTACTCAACCCTAAATGAAATCATCAGACGGGGTGGGCATTATAAGAACGGTGCTTGTGTGCTCCATCTTGACTTGGATCACCCTGACATTATTGAATTTATCACGACCCCACGTTCCGAACTTCCATGGGTTAAACGATGCGTCAACATTAACGAAGTGAAGTGGGAATGTGCTAGTCAAGAAACAAAAGACGCACTTATACATGGCATCAAATCTGGTGACATATGGCTAAATAAAACTAAGTACGATAAAAATGGAAAAAGAATCCGAGGCAATGTATGCCTTGAAGTTTACCTGCCATCACGAGGAACTTGCCTCCTCCAACACGTTAATCTCGGTGCCTGTACTATCTCCGACGTGCCAAAAGGTTTTGTTGAGGGTATGCGAAGTTTGTGCGACCTCCATAGCAAAACAGGCATTGACAGTTCTGGAGAATACCTCCCCTCGCAGACCGACAGGCAAGTCGGACTTGGATGCCTTGGATTAGCAAACCTACTAAGGCAAAACAACATCACCTACGAACAGTTTGGTGAGGCACTACAGGCTACTAACGATGGTATACCTGGATTAGGTACAGCTGGTTTATTAGCTGCAGAATTTTATAAAGGCATTCAGAGTGCGGCTGAAGTTGCTAGAGAATATGGAATGGAGAGAGCATTTGCTATAGCTCCTACCGCAAGCTGTTCATACCGCAGTAAAGACAGAGAAGGCTTTACCTGCACACCTGAAATAGCACCACCTATAAGCCGTACTGTCGATAGAGACAGCGGAACCTTTGGTGTACAGACATATAACTATGGCGATGTAGAGATCGCCTCAGAGGTTGGTTGGGATGCCTATAAGAAGGTTGCTGATCAATTGATGTATATGTTTAACCATACAGGGCTTCTTCATGGATATAGCTTTAACTCTTGGAGTGATGTTATAACCTACGACGAACAGTTCGTTGAAGAGTGGCTAGAAAGTCCCCAAACTTCCCTTTACTACAGTTTACAAGTCATGGGCGACACACAAGATAAGTCAAGTGTTTACGCTGCTTTAGATGAAGATGATGTCCAAGACTACTTGCAAGGGATTTTAAACAACGAACCCCAATGCGATTGTCAAGAATGATAAACCCATATGAAAAATTACTTAACCGTAAAAGAACTTGGACCCCAGTTAAGCCAACAAAAGGACTATGGAAAGAAGGTGCTGAAGAAACCCTCTTCCGTTGTCTCGCAGTACGTAATATGGAGTTACCTGTCGGTAGCTTCATTACTGAAGGTCTTGAAAAGAACGTTCCCGAAAGTGCTCGAAAATTATTAGAGAGTAACGTCAAAGATGAAGAAAAACATGATCAAGCCCTTGGCTACATATGCGATACCTATGGAGTTAATGAGAAGGCAGAACAAGAAGCACTTCGTTTAAGAGATGCTTGGATCGCACATCCTGACCATACCTTGGTCAAAGCTCTCACTACAGAACGAGCTATATTTTTTGTTCTACTTCCTTTCTTTCGGTTTAATGGTTGTGCTGCTCTCAGAACAGTATCAGCTGATATATCGAGGGACGAGCAGATACATTGTGCTTCGGGTAGTCTTGTTTGTACTGAGTTGGGTCTATCCGCTAGTCCTTCTTTGGACAAACTTAGGAAGGCCACAATTAATTGGATAATGGAGCCACTAGGTAAGAATACTTATGGCGATAAATATTTAAGTAAAAAATTTTGGCTGGATTCTAGCGATAATCTTATGTATAACGGCAAAGCTCCAGAGTTAGCCGAAACTAAGTCAGCAAGAATGCCAGCGTTCTTTGAGCATAGCAATGTCAATCTCCCCCAATACTCTTGAGTCAATCCTCGGACCAAATCTTGAGTCAATCCTTGCTGAACTTGAGGAAATATATCCACCAACCAACCCTAACCCTAATGAAAAAATGGAAACAATAATGTACAAAGCTGGGCAACGCTCAGTAGTCGAGTGGATTAAAGCTCGTATCAGTGAGGAAGGATAGATGGCTTTAACTACAAACCAACAAACCATACAAGATATTTATGGTACTCACCTTGGTAGACAAGCTGCTACAGAAGGTCTTGATTATTGGTCAGATAAATTAGATAAAGGCGGGAGTATTGAAGATGTGATACGTGGTATTCAGTCAGGCAGTGAGTACAAAGGTAGACAAGGTTTAATCACCGGTTTTGGAGAAGCTAATGATGGTTCTAAACCCTCTGAAGCTTACTTAGATGCACGACTATCTCCAGGTGGAGGTGTGTTAGATCCTAATGCAAAGATAGGTCATGAAGCTCCTACTTTTGCAGCAGATAACACTTGGTCTAGCCCTTTAATGACAAGTGGTAATAACACTTGGACTGATGAACTCAGTAATATTTATCAAGATTTAGAAATTGGTGGTGCAAGTACAACAGGCTCACCTCATTTCAATACTGCAGCTGCTGCTAATACTGGCAACTACAACGTAGGTGTTACTCATGATGCAGCGGGTAACCCAATAACTAATACTGGAACTGGAGATACTGGTACAGGTACTGGCGATACTGGTACAGGTACTGGCGATACTGGTACAGGTACTGGTAATTGGTACGACGGTTACGGATCTGGTGAAGAATGGTTAGCAGCTAACCCACAAGATACTGGCTCAGGAGATAGTGGTAACTCAGGCGATGGTATGGGTGACTTCATGAAGTTCATGATGTTCATGTCCATGATGAGACCACAAGGCATGGGTGGCGGTAGTCAATATGGTTACGGTGGTCTAAATCCAGGTGGTGTGCAATCTGCTTACAACCCAATGGATAACATGCAAGGAATGATGGATTCATTTAAATCTTTAAATTCGGGTTTACTTAACTAAATAAAATGACTGCAAAAACTAGATACGATTATTTATCAGGCGAACGTACCCAGTTTCTAGACGAAGCAGAAAAAGCAGCGGAATTAACTCTTCCATATTTAATCATTCAGGATCAATACACCAAGGGGATGAGACATCTTCCTACACCTTGGCAATCAGTTGGAGCAAAGTGTGCAGTGACATTGGCAGCAAAACTTATGCAGTCAATGCTCCCTGTACAAACCAGCTTCTTCAAGCTACAGGTAGATGAAAGTCAACTTGGTCAGGAATTTGGTCCTCAAGTTAAATCAGAACTAGACTTATCTTTTGCAAAGATTGAACGCACAATCTTGGAGGCTATAGCAGCTTCCAATGATCGTGTCGTAGTGCATGAAGCTCTCCTACATTTAGTAGTGGCTGGTAATGCACTTATCTTTATGGATAAGGATG